GTCTCCAGTGGTTGGAGCCACCCATGAGGGAGCCGAGGCGGATGTTGCAAAGGTCAAGACCTCACCCGCAGGTGTTCCCGGTTTTGCAAGTTTAGCCAGAGTGGTTGAGCCAGTAGCATACAGCACATCCCCAGTCGCATAGCTCGTCAGGTTCGTTCCGCCCTTCGCCACTGCAACCGTTCCCAATGTGGTGGCGTTGCCCACGCTCGTTACATCGCCCGTTAAATTCGCATTAGTGGTAACGGTGTCAGCATTTCCGGTAAGGTCGCCCGTTACATCACCAGTAACATCAGCCACCACAGGGTCATCAAGGTTAAGCGTTACAGTTCCTGATGTCCCACCTCCGCTCAGGTTCGTCCCTGCTGTGACTCCGGTGATGTCGCCGATAGAATGGGATGTTGATAATCTACTTTGGCTCATATTATCACCGCCGTAAACCAACAGTCGGCAGACCCCAGAGTGAGCGTTGTGTTAGTGGTTGAGTTTGCTACATAAATGCCGTTCTCGAAGTTAATTCCCCTGACCGGAATCTCCATAAAGAAATTGTTCTCAGCAGAAATGAATATGGGGTGTATCGCCGGAGCAGTGCCATTGCTAACAGCAGTCTTGCTATCGAATACCATCACCCATTGTGCGCTTGTGTTTTTAGATGACCCAAGAAGTCCCAGCATTACGCCGCCGCCTCTCCTGACTATTAGATCGTTGTCCCAAGTTGCGTTGGATACGGGACGCCCTACATCGTTAATATCTTCTCTAGGCATTAGTTACTCCATGCGTTTTTAATTTGTTTCTTGCTGAATTCAGACTTCCACCTGCTACCGCCCTCACACTCCTGCTTATAGTATCCCTTCAATACTCCCTCCTTCATGTTGGTTGGGTTGGATGCGGCTCCTGTAAGGGAGATTGGCTGGGGTTCGGCAATCCTCTTGAATCCGACTGGGCATTTGTCCCTATCCTTGGGGAGCTTCAACTCCTCTATTCTCTCCCCCTTATCGTTCTCGTAAACGTATAGCGGCATAAAAATTAAAGACCGAGGGAGTTTTTTAGGCTCCCCCAGTTGTTAATAACTAGACTTACGATCCACCGTGCGAGTAAGCAGACTTTGAACGCAAGACGATGAACCAGTTTTCGTTCAACACCTTGGCACAGTAGTATGCTTTCCAGCCGATTGTCGTGGTTTGGTTAAGCGGATCGCTCTTATCGGGAGTATCCGTAATAACTATCGACGGAGACTTCGGTGATTCACCAGCTAATGCCGGAACACCAAAGGCGTCACCACCCAAGACAATAGATGAGAACACATCGCCAGAAGCATTGTAGGTTCCCTTGTCTGCGGCTGATCCCTCGATATAAGGATTTGTGTCCTCGATTACCTTGACACCGTGGAACGATCCCACTTCGCCCTTAAACAAACCTTGAACAGCACTGTACTTATGGGCTTCGAGCCAGTCAGAGTTGTTCATTAGGTCGCGTGTTACCTGCGGTGAAGCAATCATCACATACTGCCCAGCAATTTGGGGAGCACGGTTAATCTTCAACTGGGTAACACTGTCCAATAGGTCGGTTGCGTCAATCTTACCGTTCGCATCCGTCAAGGCATCCAGCTCGGCAAACGTGGTTGCTCCACCGGAATACTTCTTGGTGCGACTGTCACTCTCGTCCGTGTCGCCGGAATTAACCAGCTCGTTACGGATAAGGTTGTCACAGTATAACGCAGCGTCCTCACCATTTGTTTTGATGGCTTGGGACATGATGTTTAGTAACGAGGTAGCGTTGAGTACGTCCGTTACAGCGATTACCTGACCGACTTGGTTCAGAGTCGCCTCGACGTACGCAAGCGTTAACTCACGATATGCGCTAGATGCCATCGCGGTTCCTTCAGTAAGGTCTACCACGCTGGCTGCTGATGGTTCATTAAAGCGGAAGAATCGGATAGTTTGAGCACCAGCATTCTTAGGTAGTGGTGCGGTCTTTCCAAACTCAGCTTTTCGTAAACCCTGTACCGCGTAATCTAACAACTGCTTACTGAAGTATGTTTGATACTCGTCTGCAATCGACGCGGGGTTGGTTGTTGATAGTGTAGCCATAATTTAATATATGCACTTGTATATCAGTAGCCCCCAGCAGCATCCACCTCCGCAGCCCTCCTTTGTAGGTTGGCGAACTGCTCCTCAGGAGTCATGTCTGCGAACCCTTTCGGGGCTTGTGGCGCACCTGTTGGGTCTGAACCACCGATAGATAGTTTAGACTTTAGACCAGCATTCTCATCACTGAGCGTACTAATCTGTTCCCGAAGCTCATTGGACTGTTCGGATGACATCTTCATTGCAACTATATCGGCTGCGTCAATGATGCCCCCAGAATATGTCGCGAGAACCGGACGTTCCTGTAGCAAACCATTAACCGCTTTTCGGAAAACAGAATCGGACTCACGTAACTCCGGATAAGAGTCAGCGGCCCTGTCAAAGTTGTCCGACCACTCTCGTTTGAATGAGTCATCCACCTTTGCCACCTGTTGTCCCCTAGCCTGTGCCGTAACTGCTTCAGCTTGCCTCATAGCCTCTTCAGCTAATTTGTGCTCGCCTTCCAGTTGAAAGCTCTTGGCTGCGGCTTCATAATCTGCTGCGGTACTTCCATCCTCATCAACAAACTCTTCAGGCTTGGCCTTGTCGTTCAGGATGCCTCTCAGCTCCTCAACTTCACGCCTCATTTCCTCAACCTCACCCTTCTTGGCGTTCAATTTCTTCCAAGAATCGTTCAGTCGCCCTTCAGACTTTGCCATTCGGCTGTCCGTAGCTTCACTTTTCAAAGAGCTGCTTTCGACTTCAGGAGGCCCAGCAGCCAGATCAGGGACAGGTTCTTCCGGCGGTGCTTCTTCTGCCTTTGGTTCGGCTTTCGGTTCCTCTTTTGGAGGTTCTTCCAGCTTCTTACCCGCCTCAGACGGGGATTCCTTCCGGCTTAAGATTTCCGCTGCTGGCACTTCTGCTGGCACTTCTGCTGGGGTTTCCCCCTCATTGTACCCTGACAACCTGTCCTGTTCCGCAGCCATATCTTGTAGCTGCTCCAATGTCGTAACATTCTCTTCACTCATAACTTTAGTGCATTTCATCAAGACATCCCGCACACACTGATGCCCTGTATGTACCTACTCTTCAATCACGCCCCGATACAAAAACGTAAATGTATTTACTGGCGAATAAGTTCGGATAGATCAGGCTCGCCATCATCCTGACTCCCGTAAAGTTCAGAGTCGGCCAAACCCTCTAGGCTTGACACAGCTCCTCTAAAACCATTAGCAAAACCCGCTTCAAAGGCAAGGTCTTTTTTACTCTGAATACATTGCGAGTTGATCCGTAAGGTCATGTTCGTCAACGTACTCTTAAGCTTTATACCAGTATCAGACGCCAAAAACTGACTAAACCTCTTGGCATCATCTATCTCCCATGACGGCTCATCCACCCATTCGACTGATTTAGCGAACAGAAGCATGGCCTTTATCTTTCTAAGCATATTGTACTCCCTTTACTCATGTTTTCTTTAACCCACATGGGCTTCAAATTACTAAAGTGCCAACAGGCATCAACTTCCTTGGGGTTCTTGTAATCAAATGCGCTTATTGGGATATGGTGATCGACGACCCAGACCTTCCCGTAGTTCTCCCAAGTCATGCCCTTCTTGAACTGAACCTCCATGTGGTTGTTGAGGTGGCCCCTGTCGCATCCTATGAAATCCATCGTGTTCTTGCTCTTCCCTCTCATTATTGAGCTTAATCTGCTCCTAAGGTTCTTAACCATTCTGGCTCTGGAGTTGCCCTTGAAATACTCCTGCCTCTTTGCATTCAGTATTTCCCTGTACGTTTTGTAGTATTTTGCCTGTCGCTCTCGGCATTCTTTCCAGTTGGCATGATAGTGCTCCCTGCGAACATCCTTAAGATGCTCCCTATTCTTCAGGTAATATTCCCGCTGCTGCTTCCGTACCCGCTCTCTGTTTTCTTCATAATACTTCCTGTTCTTCCTAGATACTTTGGCCTTGTTCTTGAGGTAATACTCCTGACTCCGCGTTAGCTTGCCCTTCACCACCAATGGCTCCTTGACGCTCATCCAGTAATGACTGCGCTGATTCACCGAGTTGTTTCCTCAGTTGCTTTGCCGCATTTGCATCCACCTGTTCATAGGCTTTCAGCAATTCGTCAAGGCGCATCATTACTAGCTGTTGGGTTTGCTCTGACACTTCCTCGCCACTACTCATCTTATTGTCCAAATACTGTATTAGCACATTTATCCGTAGCTCAAATTGCTCGTTGCCCCTGACTGGAACTGGGAAACCCGTCTCAATGATCGAAAGGTTGTTGGCCTCCTCAAGTGCCTCATGCTGTTGTCGCATCTGTGGGTCAAGGAACATTCTCCGCACCAAGCTGGGGTCGTCCAGTTCAAGTATAGAGCGATCCAGTTCTGCCTGATTGATAAACGGCGATCCTGCGAACAACTGCTTGCGGGTCATTGCCTGTTGCAGCTTTAGCATTCGGTTCTGGCTGTCCGGCCCACCCTTAGGCTCGATCACGTAATCACCCATAAAGGCGTCCGGCTTCAGGCTACCAGTGTCTTCCCTGTACCTATACTCCAAATCCGCCTTCTTGTATTGGAGGTAAAGCTCCCACGACTGCCGATACAGCAGACCCAGAGAGAGTCTAAACACCCTAGCTCTTAGGTCATTCGATTCAGCCATCAGCCCACTAATCGCATTGATCTCTGTTGCTGTCCTTCTGTCGCCCCTGTCGCTCATTGACTGAAC